TCCCTCGGACATTTGACCAATGCCCACCCACACCGCCGCCCTTTACGGAAAGCCATGCTACTTCACCATTATGTTCAATAAGGCTATCAAGATTGTCCCCCACATAAGTAAGGAAACAGCTAATAGGCAACCCACTAATCTTTCCATTCGGTTCTGGGGCATTGCTGAGTACAGGACTCGCAAACATGAACCAACCTTTTGAAGCATAGTCGTAGATCCTCTGTGCTAGATCAAGGTCATCATAACAATAAGCTACTGCCGCACGTGCAAAAGCTTGCTGAGGAGACTGTTCATTCTCAAGCATATAGTAATCTTGCATGAGTTTAATTGCTTGATCGCTGAGGCGAAAGTCTCTTTCATAGTCAATCGTTATCCCAAGGTGTTGAGTCATCGAAATCATTCTCCAGTGTGTCTTGTTTTTCTTCAATGCGATCAGCGAACCGATCCACCAAGTCTTCTGAGGCAATCTCTAACGTCTCCATCAGAGTTACCTCATCCAACTGCTTGAGTTTATCCTTAATTTCTTCAAGCGTAAACATCTATTTTACCATACTTCAATTAGTTTGTCAAGATAATGTTTGCACTTTTGCAAATCTAATACACCACCCTTGTCCTGAAAGCGAGCGATGTACTTGATCACATTACCAGTTAAGTATCCCTTGTATTGCTCCTCTGTCATCCATGACTGCATAGCGTCCCAAGGCTGTATTGATTTGTCTGTGTAGTGAGTACCGCCTAGTTGATACTCACGAGCCATCTCATTCAGATCCATCATCTTTACCTCGATAGTAAATACCTAAGTCTTCTAGATCAAAGCTGTAACCATAAGAGGCTTCCAATGTTTTGACTACATCCCTAAGTACATCACCCCACAGTTCATCAGCATCATACTCACAATTCATACTGTGCGTCTTACCATACAAGGTAATAGTCAAACCTACTCTCATCTTATCTGGTTGATCAAACATTACGCATACCTCTCACGTAGATAATTAATACTCACAGGCATCTCATCGAATGTACCATCCATGACTTCATGCAACATCCAGATACCAGACCATGATCCGTTAGTCTGTGGGTTCAGATACTCCTCATCGTGTTGATAATAAATACCTGCAAACAAACCAGTGATACGCTTACCGTCAGCGCGTCGAGCATAAGAGATACTACGATCCTGTACGTGACCCATCACACACGACATGTGTTGCTTGTTGATCAGCGCATTAGAAGAACTTACTGGTCTTCCCATAACACCGCTAACAAAATAATGGCTGTAACAGACACCATCAATAACCACAGGTTGTAAGAAATCATACACTTCCCATCCCATCTCTGTTAAGTACAGATCGTCAAACGACATCAGTCCCTCTAGCTTGGGGTCTGCATTGATCGCACGAGCGATACGATACTCATGGTTACCAAGTGTGAATACCAAACGAGGGTTCCACTGCTTGTCCTTATTACGCTTGAGTCTCTCTTGTTCCTTACGAATAGGATCAAGGAACTCTTGCATTGCCTCGATGCCTGCATTGATATCGTTGATGTACCTACGTCCCTCAAAGGACTTCTTGCCTACATCATAGGTAGACAGGCTAGGCATATCAAAGTGATCACCGATGTGTATGATGACATCAGGCTTCTTATCAACGGCATATTCTCCTGCCCAACGCAAGTGATCAGTCCGGTTATCGGGCTTGACCTGCGTGTCAGGTATGACCATATGTTTCATTTCTGATTCCTCAGTAGTTCAAAGAAGTGTTCTGCGTCTACGACTGCGAGTGGGCTTCTTCGGTTTTCTTTAACGATGACAAGTGGTTGTGCATCTCCTCGATTGTTGCACTGGTCAATATAACGATAGACTCCAACTCTCGCAAGATTTTTGCATTCGACATCGTAGTCGAAAGACTTACGAGCGAGAGGACTAAGCTGAACATCACTACCACTTGCACCCATAGAGGTACTTCTAACATCGTCTGCCTCCAGATGAGAATAAACATCAAGGATACGATCACGAGTCCACTGCTGTAGCTTACGCCCCTTAGCTTTAGCTGATTGCGTCTTCACTGGGTGGACTCCATATCTCTCCTTCTTTTCTTTGTAGGTACAAAAGGATTCCATTCTCTATTGCACGTTCTTCACTACCTAACTCCTCAACACAAACCTCAAACATCTCTAGCTCTGTCTTATCTTCAAGCAACTTACGCGCCTTTACTGGGCCAATGCCCTTGACACCGATGATGTTATCAATCCTATCGCCAACAAGGAACTGCATGTAGAAGTTAAGCAGTCCCTCATCAGCCTGTACATAGTACTTGTCCTTCTTCACAAAGTTGTAGTGCCATCCCTGCACCTGATCAAAGTCTTTGTCAAGAGAAACGATGATGCTCTCATCTCCATATGTTGTTGCGTCAATCGCAATAGCATCATCAGCTTCAATCCCTTCAGTCACAGTACCATTCCATGATAGCTCAAGGTACTCCCGCAACAGGCCATGATGCGTAGGCTTCTCACCTTTACGGTTTCCCTTGTAAGGAGCAGTGATGGCGTAGTCATTCCTGAAGTTTGTTGGGCCAGTAAGATAAGTATTCCACTCACTGACATTCAAATCAAACATGACTAACTCTTCTAAGAATGAAGCCATCGTCCTGATAGCCACATCTTGAGATTCCTCTTGCGTTGCAAATCCTATGCGGTAACAGAGGATGTCGCCATCAATCAGTGCAATCACAGGATTTCTACATCCTCATACTTATCCTCAGACTCCACGTACTCCTTAAGCTCTGTGACGACTAGCTTCTTAACACCAAGAGACACACCCTTGTTACCTGTCGGTCCCTTCCAAGCGTACGGGCTGACCATGACATTACCACGTGAGCTATTGCCTACCTTAATGTTACGCGCCAGTGCTTCACCACTAGGATCATAAGGAACAATCTCATACTTGGACTTGCACGTTACAAAGAAGCCACGCTCGTCGTCCTTAGAACGTACATCAATACCAAGGCTCTCAAGCTTCTCCACTTGCTTGGCGTTCAGGTTGACGATATCAACTTGAAACTTGTTGGAGGTTGGGTTGACCTCATACAGACTAGGCCAGAAAAGCTCTACGTCTTGGAACTTGAATACTTCACTCATACTTTTCTCCATAGGAAGTAAATGAACATATATTATAACACAACAACTTAGTGTGTGTCAAACCAATTGTTACCTATTTTTGCTTCAGCGTCAACAGGACACCGAAACCCCAACACCTCACCCGCCTTGCGAGCAGAGGCTACCATGATTGACGCAACAGTTTCCGCATGTGGTCTCTGTGCTTCAATCTGGATTTCATCATGCACGAATGCAACTTGTTGTACAGATAGTCTCTGTCTCTTGAACTCTTGGTGTGCCTCAATGCACCACTGTTTGGCAATGATAGCACCACATCCTTGGAGTAGTGAGTTAAGTGCGGCGTGTTCACTACGCACCAGTATTCTTCTACCATCCAAGCCCGGCACATACCCTTTGCTCGCCACTTTCTTAACTTTCTCCATAAGTCTTGATAACGCAGGGGTGTTGCGATAAAAGTTCTGGAGTACTTCACTCCCCTCACGCGCACCTCCCCCGACAATACTGCCAATCTTGGCCGGTCCTGCACCGTACAGTGTTGCGTATATAAGAGTCTTAGCCTGCGGTCTCGTAACGCCTGCGGCATCAGCGTTCTTCTGATGGATGTCGCCATTCAATAACTCCTCAGTCCAATCATCATCCTGCATGTAGTGTGCAAGACATCTCAACTCGATCCCAGAAAGGTCCGTTCCGCATAAGACATTACCCTCATCGACAGTCCATAGCTTACGACAGTCAGAGCCATACTCACTGTTGACACTAGGGATTTGTCCCATGTTGGGCTTCTGATGCGTCATGCGTCCAGTCACAGCACCATTGGTAATCACTCTGCCGTGTACCCTGCCATCATCCTTGACGTTATCAATCCATGAATCCAACAGGCCGACACGTTTCTGTAGCATCAAGTACTCAGCAATCAGTTGTGCTTCTGGTTTGTCAATAGACTTGAGCGTACCCTCGTCAACTATGATACTGCCTTTCTCAGTTTTCTTAGTAAACTTGACACCAATGCTCTGCAACCTTTCTGCGATCTGCTTCCTTGACCCCACATTGAATATGGTAACTCTGTCCTTGAGTTGCTTGCCTGTCTTCTCTGACCAACGCTCTTCCACAATCGGCGGGAATACAGTTTGCATCTCGTCAGTAATACAAGACATTCTATCTTTAAGCTGAGCCAGTAAAGAGACAGCCTGCGGTACATCCAGTTTAAATCCATTGTCTTCCTGCTTCTTCATCAACCATGCGACACGATGCTCAAGGTGTACACTATCACCAAAGGATGATAATTCTTTCGACAACTTATCATATAAAAGTGTCGTCACGTGTACGTCCTGCTTGCAATACTCAATCATCTCTTGCGTAAGACCACCATCAAAGTCAGTGAAATCATCCTTGAAATCACCGAGCCTCTCACCCCACGCACGTAGACTATGACCACCCTCCAGTTGTGGATTCCATAGCCTTGACATGACCAGAGTGTCACGAACTTTGGAGATGGGAATCTGTACTCCCCAAAGCCGTGACAGCAATGGCCCGTCAAACCCTATGATGTTATGCCCCACAATCACATCGGCTCCCTTAATAGCAGACTTCAGTCCTGCAATAAACTCAGGTGTATCCACATGAATCATAGATGGAAAGAACCAATTTGAATGATAAGCACAACACCATATCGTATCGTGTGCCATGTTGGTCTCAATGTCGAGAACCAATACGTTCATTATAACTCCTCTTCTTCAACCTCAACCATTCTACCTGTAGTGCGGGAGTAAAGCAACGCAGACGCAGGTCCAGTCGTACCACTGAATCTGTTCTTGAGTACACGCACACGTGTGGTGTTACGCTCTGTCTCATCCTCTGCCTGACCGTTACGTTCCAAACCAATCACCATGTCAGATAACTGAGCGATGGACCCAGAGCCACGCAGTTGAGCCAGTGATGTAGCCGCACCTTCCTCATGTCCCTTGGAGTCAGGACGCTTGAGGTGTGACACTACAATCAAGGCAATGCCTGTCTCCTGCACAATCATACGCAAGCGAGTCATGATCTCATCTATTGCTTTGCGCTCATCACCACTGGCTTGAGCAGATACCACGATACTAATATGATCGAGGAATATGTAACTACACCCCAATCCCTTGGCAAGATACCGTACTCGATTGATGATGTTATCAACACTGGTACTACCAAAGTGATCGAACAGATATATGCGGTCAGTACCAAGCGTCTGCTTGAAAGCATCAGTCTTCTCCTCTGTCGTTGCATCTGAGTCTGGTAGATGCAGTGGTTGGTTAGCCGCAAGTGACATCAATGATAGACCTGTCTTACGAACAGACTCCTCCAAGAACATCAGACCTAGGTTGTCCTCAGTCTTGTTGAGTACATGCCACACAATCTCACGCACAAACTGAGACTTACCAAGACCAGAGCCTGCAGTGATAGTCACAAGTTCACCTTTTCGGATACCATATGTTAACCCATTTACACCCGCAAACGGATACTCGCAGTCAGCAGGTGCAAGAGGCTTCATCACATCATCGTACAGAGAGGAACCCACAATGATCCCATCAGGTACATGCTGTTCAGAAGCCCACCACTTCTCAGAGAACTCCTTCATCTTCTTCTGCTGAAGATACTCACACGCATCCTTCATCCCACTGAGATGCTTGAACACCTTGGCCTTGGCTCCGAACATCTCAGCCACCTGCGATGCCGCCTTCTGTCCCGGCTCGTCTGC